ATGCGTGGAGCCGGTATACCCCGAGTGCATAGTGGTGCTGCCCACAGCAGTGGCAGGCGACGGCCCCCAGGTGACCATAACGGCGTTGCCCGATCAGGAATGGGATCAGCAGGTTGCTCGCCGTGTGCCTGTGGTGATGGGTGGACAGTATCCGCCCCCGCCAGGGAGCGCGAGCCGTTGAGCGCACCTCACCCCCTCACCCCGAGGGGGTGAGGTGCGACGGGGGAACGGCACAGCCCTGCACAACTTTCCCCGCGAAAGCCTTGACAACCCTGCACAGCCCGTGATAGCATCGCTACCGTGAGTGCGGAAGACTGCGCCTCCAGGTTCGCCAACCTGGGGGCGCTTTGCGTTCTGACCTCACCCCCTGGCTCACTGCCGTGAGCCGTTCCCCCTCTCCATTAAGGAGCGAGAGCGAAGCTCGCGATCGGAGAGGGGGTGACCCCGCAATTGCGGGGGCGGGGGTGAGGTTACCCGGGGTGAGGACATGGACAAGGACACCAACAGCGGATGTCTGGGCTGCCTGGTTGCGCCCCTCGTGGCTATCCTGACGTGGCTCCTCGGCATGGGCTCCTCCAGCCGACAGAGTAACCAGGGCGGCGGCACGGGCCCGTGGAGCTGATCGTGTGGGCCAGGGGCGGCTGATCGAGGACGATAGTGGGCCGGATAGGGGACCCGGCGCCGCAAGCGGCGCCACCCTATGCGGCCCCTCCGCGAGCCCTCGGATGCCCCCCCCGCTGGTGAATACCGCCGCGGAGTTTGCCCAGCGCCTGAAAGCCTACCGGGCACCCGGCGGGGTTGTGCTGTTTGCCAGCGAGGCCCTGCGAGCCCGGCGGCCCTCCGGCCGCGGCATCGCACCTTTACAGCTCGAGCAGCATCAGCGCCAGTGGCTCCTCGACGCCACTACTGCCGATGACCAGGGGCGCCTGAGGCATACCGTCGCCGTCGCGAGCTGGCCCAAGCGCGAAGGCAAGTCGATGTGCGTGGCCATCCTCCTGGCCTACCGCATGACCTGCCGGAGCCGCCAGGAGAGCGTCATCCTGGCCAATAGCCGCGAGCAAGCCGCCTCCAACGTATTCGACGAGCTGCTCACGTTTTTCGAGCTGAGCCCCGCCCTGGGGGAGTGCGTCACCGAGCAGGACATCCAGCGCCGTAGCATCGAGATCCCGCGGCTGCATAACGAGACGGTCTGCGTCCCGTGCAACTTCCGGACTGTGCAGGGCCGGGGCATCACCGGCATCCTCGCCGTGGACGAGCTCCACGCCGTGCAGGATGTCAGAGCCTATAACTACCTCCGCGGACAGACCGAGAGCATCGACGCCCAAACGTGCATCAGCTCCCAGGCCGGCCCGGCCGTCAAAGACAACCCTGTATGGCGGCTCTATCAACAGCGCGAGCAGCCACACATCCTCTTCAACTACCTGCAGGAGCACGTGTGCGACTGGGCCATCCGCCTGGCCGAGCAGCAGCAGACTGAGCTTACCGACGACGAGTACCGCATCATGCACAGGAACGCATGGGGCGGGCTGGGATCCAAGCTCTTCAGCACGGCCCAGATCGACGCGGCAGAGCTGGCGTACGCCGAGCCCACCACCCGCGAGGAATGGCTCGCCCTCATCGACACCTGGGGCTACTCGGGCTGGGAGCGGGTCATCGGCGCCGGCCTCGACCGCTCCGGCCATGGCGCCGACCGCACCGTCTGGGTGGTCATCGTCCGGTTCGACCCGCCGTTGGTTTCGGCTCCCCTGCGGGGGCGAACTGCCCCGTCGCGCCTCGCGGGGGGGCCGCCCCCTGTGGGCGGCACGGGGAACCCGGAGCTGGACAACATCATCGCCGGCCTGCGCGGGGAGCGGCCCGCCGACCAGGCCACGGGCGCCGGGGGCTCCATCTACAGAATTGTGATGGTCCGGGTCCTCGACCAGGATACCGAGGCCGACATCCTCGACATCGACCGCGAGACCCGCGAGATTTTCGGCAACCCGGACGCCATCACATTGGAGACCTACCAGGCCAAAGACCTTGAGGGCAAGATCCGCGGCGCACAGCTCCAGGCGCCCACCTCGCAACAGCAGCAGCTCATGTTTGGCCCGTTATGGCGGCTCTTCAGAGACGAGCAGATCGGCTACCCGACGAACGCCGGCAACGGCCTGTTACGCAGCGAGCTCGCGGCCTTCGAGTACATCGCCGGCATGGACGCCAAAGGCAACAGGCTATCGAGATACGGCACGCAATCGGGCCATGACGACACGGTCTATAGCCTGGCACACGCGCGCTGCGCCGCGGCCAGTGTGGCCTACCGGCGGCGGGCCATCGCCATCCCTAAACCTCAAGGGCTATGACCGCACGGCCGGCAGGGCACCCCCTCTCCATTAGGGAGCGCGAGCAACGCTCGCGATCGGAGAGGGGGGAAACGGCCGAGCCGACCTCACCCCCGCCCCGCTGTCGCGGGTCCTCCCCCTCTCCATTGAATGGAGAGGGGGGAAACGGCCGAGCGGAGAGAGGGCGTGGGGGGTGAGGTGGGGCACGGGAACGGCAAAGGGACCTCATGAGCTTACTCACCAACATCAGCGATTGGTTGCGAGGCATTGGCAGCCGTGGGAGGGCCATCGTGGCGACTATGAGCGGCGAGCCCACCGGCCTCCCCTGGCCCCCTGAGAATGCCCTCCCACGCCTGCGCATCTACACCCGCAATGCAAAGCTCTACCTCGGCGAGCATGAACAGGTATTCGTCGACAGCGGGGACTTCAAATTCGACTACGACGACAGCCGCGAGTATGTGAGCGTCAACTACCTGGGCAAGCTCAGCGACCTCTTGACTAACCGGCTGTTTGGGGACGCCGTGAGCCTCGAGGCCCCCGAGGACAACCCCGGCACCCAGGCATTTCTCGAGCACCTGCAGCAGCGCAATGACATGGAGCGCCTCAACATCGAAGCCGCCGCCCTGACCAGCTATGGCGGCGATGGGCTATACAAGGTCAGATACGACGCCGAGGAACGCCGTATCTGCATCGACCTCATCGACCCCGCTATTTGGATGCCCGAGACGGCCCCATTGAACAAGCGGCAGATCATCGCCCACAACCTGGGCACCGTCCTGCAATCCACCGGCGGCTTGTATCACCTGTGGATCGAGCGCCACGAAATGCGAGACGGCATGAGCTGGGTAACCAACAGCCTGTACAGGCTCGGCGGGGAAGTGGAAAAGGGGGAGGGGCGATACGACCCGGAGAAAGACCGCGTCCCCTTAGACACCCTCGACGCTACCGCCGGCATGGCCGACGAGACGCCCACCGGCATCGATCAACTGCTCGTGGTCCACGTGCCCAACCGCACGATCCTCAAAAACGGCATCTGGGGCATCAGCGACTACAACGACCTCTTGCCCATCCAGGGTGAGATCAACAACAGATTCACCCAGAGGGCCGAGGTGCAGGACAAGTTCGTGGACCCGATCGTGTACGGCCCGGACATCCGGGATGAGAACCTCGAAGTGACCCTGAAGAAAAACAAGTACATCATCATGCCCCCCGAGGGCACGGCGCCCGCGGGCTACCTCACCTGGGACGCCGAGCTCGCCAGTGTGGTCCAAGCGATCCAGGAGCTGAGGGCAGCTTTCGCGGTCACGGCGGGCATCGACCTGACCACCGTGCAGCCCCAGGAGGGTGGCGGGCCACAGTCGGGTCGGGCCTTGCGGCTGTCACAGACCCAGACCCAGGACAAAGTCAAAGGCAAGCAGCGGGTGTTCCGCGGGGCGCTCTCGCGGGTCTACTCGATTGCGACGAAGCTGGCCACTGCCCCTGGTGTGGCACTGGCCTGGAAATCCACCGAGGGCGCGATCACAGCCCTCGAGCCCGAGGAAATCCAGGTGCAATTCAGCGATGGCCTGCCGGCCCTCTCCATCGAGGAGATCGAGGAAGAGGCCATGGCCATCGACGCCGGCATCCAGGCGCCGATCCCGGCCATCATGCGCGTCTACGACCTGACCCGCGAGGAAGCCGAAGCCCGCTGGGAGGAGATCCAGGAGGCACAGCAGGCCAACGCCCCCGCGGCAGGCATGATGCCCTTCGGCAATCCTTTCGAGCTGGTGGCGCCCGCCGGCGGCGAAGAGCTTGAAGGTCCCGAGGAGGAGACCGACCTGGGCGGTGAGGTCTGATGCGCCGTGCTACCGTCGCACGCCTCCGGCCCTATACGCCCAAAGAACTTGAGCAAATTGCCACTCAGCTCTCGCAACTGTACGCCCAGGCCGAGCGCGCGATCCTGAGCATCCTCGACCGTGGCGACATCACGAGCTGGAACAGAGCTTTCAAGCGCCAACAGCTTTCGCAGATCCGGGCGGTCCTAGCGCAGCTCAACGGCCATACCACACAGTGGGCCCGCTATCACCTGCCCACACTGTATCAACACGGCATGCGCATCTCGGACGGCCACCTGATGCCCGGCGGCTTGAGCAAGCTCGCCCATCCGGGCGAAGTCACGCCCATGGACCTTGGCATGACGCGGATGCACCAGCGGGCCATCGGAGTACTCGCCGAGAACACCGCTACACAGCTCGGCGAGGCGAACAGTTTCTGTGCCCAACGCATCGAGGACATGATCGCCCGGGCGCAGAGGATCGCTAAAGTGGCAGGTCGTGATACCGCGAGGACGAGCGTACTCTCGTCCTCAATGGCCGAGCAGCTCGCCATCCGTGACACGAGCCTTGGCGCGATGCAGCAGGCCTTCGCCCAGGGGCAGACCAGCAAGCAAGCGGCAAAGGCGTTCAACGCCAAACTACGCCAACAGGGCATCACGAGCTTCACCGACAAAGCCGGGAAACGCTGGAACATGCAGACCTATAGCGACATGATCGCCCGGACGGTCTCGCAGGAGAGCCAGCGCCACGGCTCGCAAAACCGCCTGATCGAGCGTGGCTACGACCTCGTCGAGATCTCGTCGCACGCTAACGCGTGCGATCTTTGCGAGCCCTGGCAGGGCGAGATCGTCAGTTTATCGGGCGACGACACGGCACATGCCAGCATGGCCGACGCCGTCGCGGAGGGCCTATTCCACCCAAACTGCGGGCATGCGGTAGAGCCATACGTCACCTCACCCCCGAGCACGTAGACGTGCTCTTCCCCCTCTCCATACAGGAGCGCGAGTGTAGCTCGCGATCGGAGAGGGGGGGACAACAACGACACCTCACCCCCGGCCCCTCTCCACTCGGTGGAGAGGGGGGGACGGCAACAACAACACGCGACAGGGGCTGAGAAGCATGGCAAAGGCAAAGGCGATCATCAACAGCATCGCCGAATGGACCGTCGTGATCATCATGGTCGGGGCGGTGATCGCCGGGCTCCTGGGCGTCACGGCCCTGCTGGCATTGACGGCCTGGAACGGCGGTGTGTGGGCCATCAGCATCCTCGCGACGCTGGTGATCGCGCTGATCGTGCGTAAGCTGACAGAGCCGGAGGATAACGTCACCTCACCCCCGAGCACGTAGACGTGCTCTTCCCCCTCTCCATCGAATGGAGAGGGGGACGGCCGGCCAACGGCCGGGCAGGGGGTGAGGTCCAGATAGGGAGTGTTGACCATGGGCTCCATGACCATCGGCGCAGATGTGGACGACCTCGTCGCTGCGCGTACCAGCATCGACCCGATGCACCGCGCCATCCATCAAGGCAACGCCTGGATGGCCACCCACTACGACAGCTCCGTGGCCGGCAGTCTGACCTGCGACCTGCTGCTCGTCGTGGGCGCCAGTAACGCCCACGCCATCTTCAGCGCCGCCAGTACCGGCATCGCCCGGGCCATCCTATACGAGGCCACCACCACCTCATCCGTGGGCACCGCCATGAGCGAGGTGGCCATCAACCGCGCCTCGGTAGCGAGCCCCCTGGCAACGGTGACCCATACGCCCACCGTCACCAGCGTCAAGACGGAGATCGCGACGGAGCTCTTGCCCGCCGGCGTCGGCGCCCCGGGGATGTTTGGCGCTGTCGGCCATCACGAGGTCATCCTCGACGCCGGCAAGGCGTACCTGTTCCGCATCGATAACCTCGGCTCGACGGTAGCGATGAGCGTGGGAGTGCGCTGGTACGAAATCGCCGGCAACGCGGCGAGCTAACACCAACCTCACCCCCGAGCACGTAAACGTGCTCTTCCCCCTCTCCATTGAATGGAGAGGGGGTGGTCCCGCACCTGCGGGAGCGGGGGTGAGGTCCGAAGGCGACCCTCACCCCGGCCCTCTCCCGGGGGGAGAGGGGGTTGTCGGCTGCGCCGACATTAGAAACAGCCGTCGATGGCAGCCGAAATTGCCTACAACGCAAATGCCTCTCAACCGGAAAGTCCTTGACCGGTTCCGTTTTCAAAGGTAGAACCCCGGACAACAGGTGATGTGATTGTGCGTGGTGGAGATGATCATGCCTCGGGCGGTCGGGCTGCTATCGGGTGGGTTGGACAGCATGCTGTCGGTGAAAGTTCTCGAGCGGCAGGGGGTCGAGGTGCTCGCACTTTCGTTCTCGACCCCGTTCTTCGGAA